AATTCAACATCATAAAGCATTACCATAATTACTAAGGTTGAATAAGTATATAGTTGCCCTTTTTTTAATCAATACATTCACACGGTTGCTGATATACCTCCAAATGCAAATCGTCAAATGCCTTTAACTGGTTTTTATCCGCACTAATCAAATCTTTCCATGAGAAGTTTCTACCAAGCCCTTTTAGTTCAATTAGACTACCCTTTGCTGCCCCCTCTATTTCAATAGCCCTTTGTTTCAAATCTTCTGGCAGTCGGAATATTTCATGCGGCTTCATGTTTGGACAAAAGAAGCAACTACTTTTAGGGGGCAAACACAAGCCCTCTGCCTTTATTATCCCCTCGCAATCTTGCCTACTCCACCCCCATTCAATCAACGGGTATTTGTTTTCAAAAAGCCCTGTTGGGTCTGGCTTTACTCGCCTTGATTCGCCCCTGTCAAAGCCAATGTATTTTATAGGAAATTCACCCTTAAATATTTCCGAATGGTTATCCTTTAGCCAACGGTTTAGCGGGCGTATTTTATATTTTTCGGAACAGCTTTTAAAACCGTAGGCTATTGGTGGCAAAACCTTTCTTCTCAATAATTCCTGTTCCAGCGTTTCCTGTTCGCCATCTTCGCGCTTATACTTAACAATGGTAATTTCGGGCTGCCCATTCTTTACAAGCCAACGGGAAAAAACAGGTATAAAGGCGTAGGTTTCTGGCTTTTCTCCACCTGTATCGGAAAATATTATAAAGTCAATTTTAACGCCCTTTTTGGTTAAGCCTATCAGCATGGCAGTAGAATCAACCCCCGCGCCATATCCTACTACGGTTGCTCTCATTTGGAAAAAATTGATAATGCCTCATTAAAATCAGCGCCATCAACTTTCTCTAAGTCGTTACGCATTTCGATAAGGATTTGCAGCACATTGCAGGCATGCTTTAGCATTTGTTTTTGTGATAATCTTTTTTTCATGTTAAAATGGTGTTGCGTCGTAATCTGGTAACGACTGGTTATTTAATGGAATTTCCTGTTGAATGCCCGGTTTTACCGGTGTTTCGTCAATTATATCTTTGAAAGTGTTTGTGCCAAGGTAGCAGTTCCACTCCGTATCAAATGTAGGTCCGTCGCGGTGCTTATCGCAAAATACCTGGACGATGTTCTTCATTGCCTCTTCTTCTGGGCCTTTATACACGATAGTTCCGTCAGCTTTTTTCTCAAAATAGTATTCCGGACGGACGAAAAACATAACTACATCGGCGTCGTTTTCGATGTTTCCGGACTCGCGGAGGTTGCTAAGGTATGGGCGTTTGCCAGGGTTATCTTCCACTGACCGGTTTACGTGGGAGAATAGAACAATGCAAATATCTTCGTCCTTCGCTATTTTTTTCAGTGCCCGGGTGATATCTCCAATTTGTTCATCCTTGTTTTTGCCGGCCGTGGCATCGGGGCGGATGAACTGCAGGTGATCAACAAAACATATATCCAGGCCATGTTCGAACTTCCACCGGCGTATTTTATTGGCGATCGTCGAAATAGATTGCCCTGCCTCAAAATCCAAATGCAGGTTTTTCATGTTCCGGATCGTATTCCAGCCATCGTAGAAATCTTTCTTTTCGTTTGGGCCCCAGGTTTTTTGCTTTACGCGGTGGTTCATTACCCCGCTTACCTTGCATGCGGTCCGTAGGAAAAACTGTAGCTTAAGCATTTCCAGGTTTATAGAGCCGCACTTCCAGCCATTTAGGCAGAGGTTTACAAGTTCTGACACATGGAACGCAGTCTTTCCCATCCCAGGCCTGGCGGCAATTACTACCAAGTGCCCGCGTACCCATCCACCAATGTTAGCGTTTATGGCGGAGTGCGAAGAGGGGGTGCCCTGGGTATCGCTTTCAAGTTTGGCTAGCGCTTCATCGGCCATTGACTCCGTGGTTTCTATGCGGCCGCTGACCGATAGCTGCTCTATTTTTGTGAAAGCTTTACGGCACTTATCCACCAATTCGAAAACGTCGGTAGTATCTTCGTAAGCTTCTTTTATTTGTTCCGTGCCCGAAGATATCAGTGCCCGGGCTATAGCCTTTTGCATGATAATCTTCATGTGATCCTCAATATGGGCGCAGGATCCCACTTTGTTGGATATCTGGGCTATAGCAAAAGGCCCGCCGGCTCTGTCAAGGGTTCCGTTGGCTTTTAGCTGCTCTGTTATCGTAAGTAAATCAATGGCAGATTTTTCTTTGTAAAGCTGTAGTATAGCGGTAACAATATGCTGGTGAGCATCCACGTAAAACAATTCGGGCTGTAGCTCATTTGCTATGTAGCTTATAGCTGTTTTTTCGATCATTATGGCGCCGATTACAGCCTCTTCCAGATCCCGGTTCTGGGGTGGCAACTTGCCATAATCTACATCAAACGTTGCTTTTCGCTGGAATGACTTTTTAAGAATATCTACAGGTTCGCTCATTGTTGCGGAATTATGCGTTTAAAAGTTAGTTTAGGTTGTTCGGGCTTATAGTTCTTAGCTGCTTTGCGGTTCTCTTCGTTTTTTAGCCACGAATTAAGCCACTTTTCAAGCCCTGCGGATAAACGGCGCACATCTTCGGCTTTGTCGTTAGGATTGAATTTATAGCCATCCTGGATGCATCTAAGGCTCCACTGGGTTAATGCAAACTCAAAACCATCTCCCAGGTTAGATTTCATGCCCAGTTGCTCCAGCGTCGTTCCAGCGTTATCTTTCAAAAACTGTTTAGGGCTTTCCGGCTCAATAAAATTTTCGTGTTTGTCCTTTATTGTATTTAATACTGTATTTGCATTTGCATCTCCAAGTGATGCTTGACGCGCTGTTAAGCATTTAGCTAACCAATTCGTTATAGCAATCGTTAGCGTTTCGCTACTTTCGTTGACAAAAATAGACACTTTGAACTGTTTTTTGCAATATTCCCTATCTTCATCAGATAAATTTGCATTTGTAATTACGCGGCTCCAAGCGCCGATAATGGCGTTCGTTAAACCCTTCGCTGAGCGTTCGCTGACCACATCATTCAAAAATTCATTGTAAAATTTGCCATCTTTTTCAACGAACTTTGTGCTCAATTCTCCTTCATCCCAGGCCTGCATAAAATCAACTACCGACATACCAAGTAGCTTCGCCAGGCCATCCGGAGTATTTGGCAGGCCGCCCCGTTGATGCTGGAATGCTAATAAGTCAATGTATACTCCTTTTACATGACGATCCATGCCGGCGGTGCCAACAATCCAATCTTTACTGTAAAGAAGAAATGCGGGATCTTTCCTCTTTTTACTCATAACTCTGGTGCTGCGGATGATAAAATTACCGCAGTTGATGCGGTGCTATCAAAATCAAATGCTTGCCCAGCTTCTGTAGATAGGTTTTTAAGCTTTACCGATTTACCGTTAAATACGCTTATTGCCATCAGTTTAAGTCCAGTATTAAGCATTACAACGTTACCTACAAAAATATTCTCCGATTCAATCTCTACCGTAATATCGTGCACTATTATAGGAAACTTATATTTTGTGTTTCTGGCGTATGTCTTATTAGATCCAGGGTGTATTTTCCCTGCTTCTATAGTTACAACTTTCATTGTAGTTCTGGCGTCAATATGGAAGCCAGTTATTTTAATTGGTATTACCATGGGCTTAAAAACGCGCAGGAATTTCACCTGCGCGTTACTAAAATTGTTTAACAGTTAAATTTAAGACTGAATGATAGGCACTGCGGCAAAAGCGGCAAATAGCTCATTTCTAGCCTTATCGGCATTCTCCTTAATCACATCAACCAGGTCGTAACTTACCAGGTTAAGGGTTAAGTGGTTACTAGGTGATGGCTCTACTTCTACAATAACCTGTACGGTGCTTGGTTTAGATCCAATAAACGGCGCTATGCTTAAATTGAACTCTAAAACAAGGTTGGTAGTGCACTTTGTTATTTTGCTGTAAACAACGTTACCGGCAAAATCATTCTGATCTTTAAACTCGGTAGTTATGTTACCCGAAAAAGTTTTGAGAGCGGTTAAAATGTTTGCCTGGGCCTCCCGGCTTTCAAATAAATGGCGCTTCATCTTTAACGCAGAAATCAAAGCATGCGTATCGTATTTTTTGCTGGTGTTAATGCCAAGTTCAGCTACTTCTTTATTAGCTACCAACTTGCCTATTACCTCTGCCGAATACGGGCTGGTTTCGTCGTGTATAAAAGTAGCGCATAGGTTTAATCCATCGCCGGCCGCTATAATTAAATGGGATATTTGGGGATTTAAAAGCTCCGGGCGCTTTTTTACAAAATCTATGAGGCTTTCTACACTTCCTGCAAGTTTTAATCTTACAGGTTCTTTTAGCGGTAGCGGTGCTGGTTCACTACCCTGGCGTAAGATCAATACGCCGTTTTCTGTTTTTACCGTTAGGTTAAGATCGTTTACTTCGCTCATTTTTGGTTTGTTTTATAAGAGAGTGATTAAAATTGGTTGCTAGTTTGCGGTAATCGGTCCAGCACTGTATGAAACTTTCTTTCCTCGAAAGTCATAGGGCGGTTACCGCATAGGTTACCGTCAGAGTCGTAAAACTCCATAATACGGGCCTCTTCGTTCGGCACTACCGATACTTCCATTTTCACATCCTCAAAGCCGTTTTGGATGTCTTTAAGCATTTGTAGACCCGCTTTTTTTACCGGATCTATACGATGCTTAAAATCTTTTTTCACCTCGTCAAGTTCGCTATTCAGCCTGCTAAGTACGATAGCATTTTGAGTATAGTCATCCTTGCGGCAGGTTAATTCCTCCGCCGTGAACTCACGGCGGATAACGTGGGTTTCCTTTGCTACAGCAAGGGCCACGATGTTTCTGTTTGGTTTCATAAAAATTATGATTTAGTTATTAAAAACGTTGGGTTATGAGGTAGGGTAACCGGGTTAGCGATGTTACAGCTCCGTGGAGAAATAACGCCGGCCCCCTTTTCCTCAATATATTTTTCGTAAAACGTGAAATCTAAATAACTACTGTAAACAATCGCTGGGGCAAATTTATCAAAATACTTTTCTGAAAAACAAACTTTTGTTAGGAAATATTTCTTAAAGCAATAATTTAGCGCCCGGATGCAATTTAAAGAGAACGATATAAAAGACCTTTTGAACCTGGCATATACTGCAGCGTACGCCAATGCTACAGGTGAAAATCCGGATGCGTTTGTGGCCCAGCAGTTTGAGGATTGGTACAAATTAAACAGGCGGGTAATCCAGGTGAAGATCCAGGCTAATGTAGAGGGTAACGATATTTTTGTGCACCCTATGTCAAAAAACATACTTGACTTAAACACGCCGGCGGGCACCAGCGAATGTATGTTTGAAACATATAGAGGCTGGGAGGGTAAGATCCTGGGGAATGCCAAAAATGGCGATTACCCGGCTTACAGGGTTAGAATAACCAGCGATGGGGTGCAATTTATAACAACAACTATCAATGTGGCCGATATTCAGCCACTTGAAAACAAAAAATACTTTGGTTATGTCTGATATAGCTGCGGAAATTAAAGCTACCAGAAAGCGAAAGGGTATAAAGCAAAAGGACCTTGCTAAAAAAGCTGAATGCAATCTTTCTTATCTTGCTGCTATAGAAAATGAGTGGGGAGGTAAGGATCCTTCTATTAAACTATTAAAAGCACTGGCTAAAGCTATGAATTGTAACCTTAAAATAACATTTGAAGATGCCACTGAACTTTGATTTTTGGGCCACTATGGGCTTTATTGCGTTATTATTCCTGGTTACATACCCGATGTATCGCGCGCGCCATAAAAATAGTGAACTGGGTGCTAAAAAGTGGGGAGAAGAAGAGGCCTGGCGTATTATTGAGTATGGCGGTAAAAATTACCCGATCCGGTCGAAAGAGCTGCCGATATGGAGTATTATGAACCGTGACGAGCGCCGGCTATACGTTAATACCCTTGAAAAGTATCTTAAAAACGGCACCCTTCGGTTAGAAGAAGTAGACGGAGTTAAGATGATACTGGCCACCGAAAAAGGCCGAAAAATTAAGTTTGATGCACTTGAATTTTATAATGTAAAAAGCAAATAGTGAAAGATTTTAACCTACAAACGTTTATCCCGGGCACTTCGCTGGTGCTTATTCAGTTACCACCGGTAGACGAAACAATAAAAACACCTAGCGGCCTACTCCTGTACGTGGATATTTCGTACGATAAGGAGAGGCATGCCCAGGTGTATGGAACTGTGCTAAAAGTCCCCCAGGATATATTGGTAGACGAAGTTTTTAGAAATGGCGGTAAGCTGGGACGCCGGAAAGTGAAAATACACGATCCGCTTATTTACCCTGGCTGCAGGGTGTACTTTGATATAAACGCCGTGCAACTGGCGGAGAAATGGCATGACTCCGGCGGAGTCTGGACGCATGATGGGATAAAATACGCTCTTATACCTTATGAACTGCTAATTTGCACTACAGTTTTATATGGGCAAGATAACCTTAAAATAGTTCCACTAAACAACTATGTTATAGCGGAGCAGCTGGAGTCAGAAACAGAAGAGCAATTTATAGCCGGGTATGGGAATGCCATTATCAACACGGAAACAAAGGGCCCGATCATTCAGCTGCAGTGGGATAAATACAAAAAGCTACTAGCTAAGGTAGTAGCATCGCCGGCCGGCAGCGGGCTCAATCCTGGTGACACTATACTTTACGAGCAAGAAAGCGATGTGTGCATAGAGAATAGCTTTAACCTTACGCTACCTAAGCAGTATGTTTACATGAAACTGGATGATGTATTTTCGATTATGGTAGACGGTTTCCCTATGCCATTTGCTGATAAGGTAATTATTAACCCAGAGCCGATTAAAGAGTTTGCCGGCACCATAATGATTCCCGAAAGTGCGCGTAAGCAGCACCATATAGGAGTAGTGAACGAAATAGGGGCCGAGGTTACCGATTGTAAGGTAGGGGACCGTATTTGTTTCGTTCTCCCAGGTGCTACGAAGTTGGAAACAGGGGAGTATATGGTACGCCAGGCAGAAGTAATCGGAATAATAACAGAAGTACATGAGTAGTAGCGATCTATTAAGGCCCGACGATTTTAGTGCAATGCGCTGGAACATTAAAGAAGTTCCGGACAATGTGGCTGTTATGGTTAAGTTCCCCGAATTATACCAGATATTTCAAGAGTACGAGAAGCAGAGCTTTGAAATACCGGCCATGACCACGGACCAGATAGTTAGGTATATTATTTATGTATATCATAAGCGATCGCCGTTGGTAAAAAAGATTTCCGATATTTTCCAGCGCAAATACCAGGCGCTAGTATATGTGGGAGTTCGAGATTTCGAAAAAGATTACATCAAAGCTTTTTACACGAACGAAAACCAGCATGTAGTTAACGCCATTATGCTTTTTTTGAAGTTTGAGGCCGATATGGATTACATGGCTCTTACCATGCAAACTGAAACCTATTACAACTGGAACCAGGCTATAGCATCGGACTCTAGTAAGAGTGCGGATATGAAAAATAACACCACGATCTTTAAAACTATACGGGAGTTGCGGGAGGAAATAGAGCGATTAGCCGAAAAGGTGTTTCATGGTGATACAAACCTGGTTAACTTCGTAGCGCAACAAAAGGTATTATCAGAAAGAAAGAAAATAACACCGGAGGATAACGCTAAACGTCGCTAGTATGCTATTTAACAAGTATAAGAAGAAAGTTTTATCGAAATACATTACTGGGTGTAATGTCGCTAAAGCTATTCAGCAGCACAATAAATTAAACGCTACTGTTAAGCTGGCGGTCCCGGATATCGATAACTACGATTTAAAAAAACGGTGGATTAATCTTTCTTCGGAGGCTTTCTTTTACGGTAACGCTTACTCAATAGCAGCTGCAGCCCACGAATGCGGGCATGCAATACAGCATAAAAACCATTACTGGGCCCTAAAAACATATTGGCGCATGCTTCCGATCGCCCGGGACCTTTCGATATTGCCATTTATATTGCTTGCATTAGGAATATTCAATAGCGCCTTTTTGTTCGCCGGCGGTGTTACTTATCTATTACTTATGCTGTTTTTTCTTCTCTTTCTTCCTATTGAGTTTAACGCTTCTAGCCTGGCTATCAAAAACCTGCGCGAACTTGATTTGGTTAAAGAAGAGGATATATCTGTTATAAAAGAGGTGCTTTTTATAGCTTCTTTACTATATTTCGTTAGATTTCTGGCAGCACCGGTGCTATACCCGGTAATTGCACTGCAGAAAGCCTCAAAAAGTAAATAATGCTAATCAACCCGCAGTTTTCCGGTTACCAGGACGTAAAGCGTACAGTTACGCTGCGGAAAAATATTGATGGTATTACTCCGTATGTCGTTACTCTTCCGGAGCCACCGGCGCCAGAAAAAATAATAAACTTCGGCCTGCCGATCGAAAAACAGTTTTTCCAGCGCGAAACAATACCTTCCTGGGTATGGCGCCTTACCAAAATGGCCAATAAAAAAGGTAAGGAGGGGGTAAAGGCCCGCAAAGATGTTTTTGATATTATACGCAAAAACGACGTTTACTCTGATTTTGTAGTTGATCAGCACGAAAAACGGCAAAACGGTATTTGGATTTATATTAGAGGTGTACCGACCTGGATCAGCCCTAAGCACTGGCACTACTTAAATTACTATTACCTGGATGATGGTTTACCTATTTATCGGGCTGTAGATAAGGAGTATTACTATTGGTGGGAGCTTTTTGTAGAGAAGGAAAACTGGGTATACGGTGGTATAGAAATGACCATGCGCCGGGATGGTAAGTCTTACAGAGGTGGTAACAGCTGCTTGTTTAACGCTACCGGCACTACCAATTACAACGTTGGTATGCAATCGAAAACCAGCGATGATGCCCGGGATTTATTCCAGCGGACCGTCGTTTTACCATGGAAAAAGCTGCCAATCTACTTTTCACCAAAGTACGATAACAAAAATTACCCGGTAAAGGAGATACGTTTCCGGGATCCGGACTCTGAAATAGAATACGACGAAGAAGATTTACTGGCAGAGCTTACATCGGATGAATTACACTCTTCTATAGAGGCCAGGGCCACGGTGCATACTGCTTTTGACGGATCTAAGCTGGGCTTTTACTTCGATGATGAGGCCGGCAAAACAGAAGAAATGCTGGTTAGTCAATCCTGGCGTGTGCATAAGCAGTGCTTACGTGTAGGCTCTAAAATTATAGGTAAGGCCTTAATTACTACCACTATTGAGGAAACCACCAAAGGGGGCCTTACGGAGTTTAAGAAAATCTGGAACGCCAGCGATCACGATAAGGCAGTGCTTACTGCCCTGGGGCAAACCAAGTCCGGCTTGGTTCGTTTCTTTAAAGGAGCGCAGGAAACTTTTAAGTTCGATCAATACGGTGACTCTATTATTGGCGATCCTAAAGATTACCAGCGTAAATACCTGGAAGAAATAGGCGATGCACACCCGGATAAGGGCGGTATTGAAATGGTGGATAATGAGATTAATGCCGAAACTGATCCTATAGAACGGCAAAAAGTAGTGCACATGTACCCGCGTAACATACGGGAGGCGCTGCGGACCAATCCGAAGGATTGTGAGTTTAACATGATTAAGATTGACGAGCGCCTGGACGATTACCTTTACGAGAATAATGATGTGGTTTGCGGTAATCTTTCCTGGGAGGACAATGTAAGGGATAGTAAAGTAATATTTACGGAATGCGCTAACGGCCGGTGGTATTTTAAGCGGGCTCTTATTCAGTATTTAATTGATAACTCAAACAATATCCTTAAGCATTCCGACGGTTTCCCGATGCCGGGTAATAAGTTTTTGGGAACGATTGGAGCGGATCCATACAAGTATAACGCTACTAACCAGGACCGGCGAAGTTTAGGAACGGCTATGGCTTATATGAATTTTATTGCAGAGGTGGACCAGGATAACGAGCCCGAAAACTACCTTACTGACGATTATGTTATGCTGTATGGCTGGCGCTGGCAGGATAAGCGCAGGTATGGAGAGGATATGATTATGTCGTGTGTGTTTTTGGGCATGCCGATATTCCCGGAAATTAACGTAGCTTCTCTTTGGGATTACATCGTAGAGCGAGGCTACCAGCATTTCCTTAAATATCGTAATCTGGTTAAAAAGAAGAAAAAGGGAACCGGGGTTAAGATCGAAGAGTCAAAAACACCGGGTATGACAACTCTGGGCGATGCAATTAAGGAGCCTGTATTCGGTTTGGTGGGAACTTATATCGATACTGCCTGCCATCGTTGCGTATTCGATTTATTCCTGCAGGACTGTAAAGACGTAGAGTATGGAAACTGGAGCCCGTACGATTATTTTGTGGCCGGCGGATATGCGCTGTATGGTACCAAAGGTGGCGCCATGCGTAAAAAACCTACGGAAACAAACGCAAAGAGCTTTGGGAAAATGTTTGATCTGAACGAATATTAAGAGTTAACCCGGTAGGCACCGGTATAAATACCGCCAGTATAATTATGGACGAAATATTATTAATCGCAATGGTTTGCCATGCTGCCAACAAAGCATGGTGTGAAGCGAACGGAGATAATTCACAAAAAGATTGGAAAGAAGCAGAGGGGTGGCAACGCGAAAGCGCAATTAAAGGAGTTGAATTTCGCTTAAACAACCCTGAAGCTGGTAAAGATTCACAGCATAATGCCTGGATGGCTGATAAGATAGCTGCCGGTTGGGTTTATGGCGAAGTAAAGGATGCAGACGCCAAAACACACCCTTGCATAGTTCCATTTGAGCAATTGCCAGAATTTCAGCAAAAAAAAGATGCTCTTTTCTGCGCTGTAGTTGATTCTTTAAAGTAACTAAAATCCGAATGCCCCGACACGACGCGGGGCATTCTTAAAAAACGGGGAGTGGCCTCCGGTGTTTTTGTTGCGGGGGTGGGACTTGAACCCACGACCTCCGGGTTATGAGCCCAGCGAGCTACCAACTGCTCCACCCTGCGATGTGGTGCAAATGTAAAAAAATATATCTTTGTTGTATGGGCGAAGCAAACACTACCGAAAATTCCAACAGAAATGATCTACCAGCAGCGGACGGAAAGACAAAATTTCCGTCAGATTTGGTAGATCCGGCCATAAAGGCTACTAAAGAGTACCAGCTCAATTACTTTCGGGCAATGTATAATATACATAAGGCGTCCGGCGGTATGTTTTCACCCTCCAGGCGTATGAACTGGATGGAGAACAAAATGTATGCTGAAGGTAACCAAAGCACTAAAAAGTATACAAATTGGCTTACGAAGTTGAAAAATGCCGAAAATCGGCCCGTTGGTTACCTTGATTTGGATTGGAGTATAGTAAGCGTTATCCCTAAAATACGCGATGTAGTTTTGTCTGTTTGGGAAAAAATGGCTTATACGGTAATGGTAGATGCCATTAACCCTACTGCCAGCCAGGAACGTGAACGGGCCCGGGCTGAAATGGAAAGCGAAATGATTGTTGCAGATTTTTTTAAAGAAATGTCTGCCAAGGCCGGTATAGATCTTAACTCAAAAATGGATTTCATGCCGGAGAATGTACAGGAACTTGATCTGTATATGACTAACCACTTTCGCCTACCATCGGAAGCGCTTTATGAAATGGCTATTATGGGAGTTCAGTTTGATAGCCGCTGGAAGGAGTCGCAAAAGATTATCCGCGAGAACTTCTTTGACCTGGGCTGTGCCGGCACCTGCGTAGATATTGACAGGCAGGCCCAAAAGCCTTACATGAGGGCTACAGATCCTATTAATATGATATTAATGGATTTTAGAGGGCATGATGCCGCTAAAATGCAGCGTATAGGGGAGATAAGACAAATTAATATCGGCCGGCTAAAGCTAGAGGCCGGAAATCAGTTTACAGAGGAAGAATACTATAACATAGCAAAAACCTACTGCGGCCGTTTCAATAACCCTAATGAAATGTTACCGTATTCAGATTATGTAAACGTAGATGCCCAGTATAACATGTACCGGCAATATGACAACTTCGACGTTTATGTTATGGATATGGATTATGACTCTATTGATCGATATAAATTAGAGCATAATGATAAGTTCGGCGTAAAAAATACTTATAACCGTTCATTCAACGAGCCCGTTGGTAAGAAGCAAGTACAGGCAGAAGATGGTTCTATTTATACGAAAGAGGTTGTATGCAAGGATATCGCTACTGTTTATACTGGTAAGTGGATTATTGGCTCTGAATACATTTACGATTATGGCTTGCTTAAGAACATAAGCCGGGAGATTTTTAACCCTCAACAGTGTTACAAGCGTTACAAGTTTTATCGGGTTTCGAATAAATCCCCGTTAGAGCGTGCTATTACTTTTGCGGATAGTATTCAGTTAACCTGGCTAAAAATGCAAAACATAAAGAGCCGGGCTATTCCAAAGGGTATATCTGTAGAAATCGGGGCTTTTGACAACGTTTTTATTGATGGTAAAAAAATGACTGCCCAGGAGTTGTTACAAATGGCAGTACAAACCGGTATTATCGTTTGGCGCCGTAACAGCACTATGGATGATGATGGCCAGGATAACGCAGGCCCGCCAATACTTGAAACCGAAGGAGGCCTGGGCAAAGAGTTTGCGGAATTGTCCGCCTCTTTAATGAACGATATCGCCATGATCCGTGAGGTTACCGGCGTGAATGAAATTATGGCCAGCGCAGCGGCTCCTAGCCCGGAACTATTGGTTGGTGTGCAAGAACAAGCTTTCCAAAGCGCAAACAATGCTATTTGGCCGATGATATCCGGCGCTCTGGCGCTGGAAGAGGTAACGATGAAGGACGTTCTTCTTAAAATTCAAATGATCGTTAAGTATACCGGCTCTTTCAAAACATTCATACCGGTATTAGGGCAGATTGGTGCACGATATGTAGAAATAGGCCTGGAAGATAGCGAAGCTTATATTTTCAATACCCGGTTTGTGGCCCGGCCTACGGACCAGGCAAAGGCCCAGATACTTGAAACTGCCAAAGCTGCACTGCAGAGTTCGCAAGATCCTAGTAAGGGAGGTATTGAGTTCCCGGATTACCTGGAGATTTTACGCATGCTGGAGGCTGACTGCGATCTTAAACTAATTACTATGGTATTGAACCAGGCCATCCGCCGGTTTAAAAAACAACAGCAAGCCATGGCTGAACAAAACAGTAAAGTTCAGAATGAGGGTTTAATGCAGCTGGAGCAAACAAAAGCCGATGCGGCAAATAAAGTACTAGAAGGGCAGGTAATGGCTAAAAATGCTGAATATACGCATAAAATTAATGAGGATATTCGGTATTTACATGAAGAACATAAACTGGGATTAGGCCGTGCGGTGCTGGATAGCGATCTGGCTATAGACGAAGAAACCCACAAAAATAATTTGCAGAATAGTAAAACTTCTTAATTTCGTATTCTATTATTGTTAAATCAATTTCATTTATGACACCAGCACACGACACAGACGATTTACAAACCGCTATTAACGGTATGGGCTTGGGGGCACCCGCAAAAGATCCATCCGATACTAGCGCAAGTGATTCTAATGAACAACAACAGGCGCAGCAGCAGCGCGACGGCGCAGCGGCAGCAAATACGCAACAGTTTGATGAAACACTTTTCGAAAAAACGCTAAACGACAGGTTTGGCCTTGATTCTACGACACTAAAAAGTCGTATTGAAGAAGTTGGATCATTAAAACAGTTAGTAGAAGCACCTGTTTACAAGTCTACGCTGGGTAAAGGTTTTGATGAATTGGTTGCAAATGGGCAAACACCAGAAAATGCTATTAAGTATTTAACCACTGACCTGGACCAAATGGATAATCGGGAGTTTATGGCATTAAATATGACCTTAACTACTCCTTCTATCAGCATGGAAGAGGCTCTGCGCCATATTGACAGAAAATATGGCTTAGGGGACTTTAAAAAGTCAGATGATGAAGAGAAAGATGGTTTACTGGATTTAAAAGTTGCTGCAGCAGAAATTCGCCCCAAAGCGCAAGAGCTTAAAACGAAAATGCTGGAACTTGGTAAAAACCGCGATGTTATTGCTTCGGAACAAGCTAATGCTAATAGGCTTACAAACTGGAATAAAGAAATCCAGAAAATGAAAGCCGAATTAACAGAAGTGAAAGTTCCGGTAGGATTAA